AGCGCTTTTGCTAGAGGTTTCGTCTTTTCGGTTACCCAGTTTATAGCCTGAAGAACACGTCCAAAAATCTCGAACACAACCTTCAATCCGTTCCATAATCCCTTAAACTGTTGAATAAGTATCGCAACCGCAGAGGCAACCACGACTCCAATTACATTCGCCACATATCTGAGAATTGGAAGCAGAAGAGGTGCAATTATGTCGTAGATGTTTTTGAGTGCTTGCCACAACTGAGTAAAGAATAGTGCTGCGGACTTCCCTTCTCCGTTCACAAAGTTATTAAACATCTGCTTGATACCGTCCCAAACACCGATGACTGTTTCAACCGTCTTATTCCAAGTATTTGTAAACCAATCATTTAACGGTTGCCAATACTGCTGAAGTAGAGTGATTGCTAGTGCAACACCCGTTATAGCAAGTGTAAGCGCGGTTATCGGACTGGATAGTATACCCATGACAACAGAAAAAGCAGCGAATGACGCGGTTACAAGACCCAAATTCTTTGCGAACAAAGCCCAGTCTACCTTTTCCGTTAAATCCTTGAACCATTGATAGACTGGAGACTCGGTAACTTTGTTCTTTATTTCTGTAAGTTGCGCCTTAAATCCCGTTGCAAACTCCTGCACCTTTACTACCGCCTCTTTTGCCCATCTGATAATCGTGTCCTCATTCTCTATAATAGCGTCCGAAAACCCCTTTATACCCTTCTTTGCAAAATCAAAAAGTCCTGTTTCTGTGGCGAATCTATTAAAGAACATGTCTACAGAATCTCTTGCGTTGGAAAGTATCTGGTCAAATGACCCCATTGCATTGGTAAACGCATTTGCGAATTGCCCTCCCTTTGCTCCTGCCTTTGCAAACATCTGCTCGAGCATGTTAAATGTAACGCCACCTGTGGAAATGAATTTCTCAAGCGCGTCACCAGTCAGACCAGTCTGCTTTTTCAACATCTCGAAAATCGGTATACCTGCGAAAGCAAATTGGCGAATATCCACCATACTAGCCTTTCCGACAGCGCCAATCTGTTGAAGGTTTACAATAATCCTATCTAACTCAGGCTGTCCCTTTCCCATAGCAGAAAGTGCTTTTCCTATATTCAGTAGGAACTTCTGAGAACGCGGCGCATTCTTTGTTACGGACGTTAGAAGCTGTGTTGCTTGTAATAGCCCCTTAAACTCAAAAGGTGTGGTAGCGGCGGCTTTCTGTAACTCCTTGACCGCCTTCTTCGCCTTATCAGAACTTCCAAGAAGTGTCTTGAGTCCGATTTCAGCAGTTTCAATCTCTCCTGCTGTTTTTACCATTCTACTGCCAAGTCCGACTGCGGCAGTACCAACGGCAACAAGACCAACAGTAACAGTAGAAACAACACTACGCATTGTCTGCATTTGCTTGTTGATTCCACGAGCAACACTTGAAAGTTTGTCAACACCCTGAAATGTTACCTGTACGTTTTTGCTTTTATCTGCCATTTTCAGCTCGCTTCTGTTTAATTGACTCTATTACATCTATTGCGTTTTTCAGCGCAATTCTACTTCTAATGAATCTAGCACTACTTCGTTTTATCTGCCGTTCTGTCCAACCTGTTTGTATCGAAACAAGTTCAGACGCGTACCTATTAAAGTAAGGCGAGGTCGTGCCGTTAGAGTACGCCCTAGCAACAGACCTTATTCTTTTTTTTCAAGCGCGCCTGCCCCACCAAATCCTTCCTCTAAAATCTTTGACGCTTCCGTCATTAAAGGAAGTGCTTTCACAGCGTCTAGCGCTTTTAATTGCACTACAATATCCTTGCGTTCAACGTTCTTGCCTTCAATCACTAGAGTCGCAACAAGGTCGCCAAGTATAACCAAAAGAGGTGCAGATTGCTTGCCGTCAGTAGAAGCGTCTGTAGCCTCTAGCAAGCAACCAAACGTTACACCGCTCTTCAGTTCCGCATAACTATTTTCCCCAAGTTCAATCCTTTTCATCTTGTCTTACCAAGTAAATTAATATGCAGAAACATCATTGACTAATACAGCCTGCGACATTTCATTTGTACCATCATCAAACGCCATAACGTCCCATTCTTCACCGACCAATTCTTTCAATGCAGTTGAAGGTGTGTATTCCGCCAACTTGCCCGATGGAATGTCAATCGTGATTGCTGGGTTTGTTGAAGAACCAAGTGTCGTATTCGTGTCAACGAGCTTCAATCTAAATGCTCTAGTTGTGTTTGTTCGGTAGTCGTCTTGCGCGTATTCGCTATCACCTGAAGCCCATGACTTCTCTTCCCAGTGGGAAACGACATGTGCTTTGACAACAAAATCACCTGCCATAACGTCCTCGTGTGTATCCGCGCCCAAGTACTTCATCTTTAATGCATCTCGGGTGAACTCGATTGAGCATTCTGCAATATCTAGCGCGTAAGCCGTTGCCACGTTAGCGTAAAGCAAAGGTGCATAAACGTTCGCGTGTACTGGGCTAAACCATGAGTCTGCAGGATATGAAGCGGTCAATGCCGATGTTTCAGCTTCCTTCTTTGCAAGGAATGTAACCGACATTTCTGGTAGCGCGCCCTCTTTAACATCAATTTTCAAGTTCGTAATAAACCCAAGTGCATAGACAAACTGTTTTGCACCCTGAATAACTGAGATTGTATACGTTGGAACAATACCGCTATCAAGAATTGTATAGGTATGAGTATGTGTTCCAGACTCCGGTGTATTCGCGCCTGTTGAAAGCGAGCCATAAAAGCCCATAAGTGCCTTTCCAACATGCTTGCGTTCTAACGGCATAGTAATGGTAATTTCAGCCTCGAAGTGTACAGGTATCAACTGACGAGTCGTAGTGATTCGCCCTTCATTTACCATAACCTCTTGTAAATCTTTGACTGGTTTAATCTCAAGCGTTCCGCGCTGAACCCAATCCCCTGACACCGCGCTCGCAGCAACTCCACGAGGGCTTTCCTTTGTTATTGCAACATCTACATCTTGACCGATGATTTTTGCCATGCGTGTTTAATAAAAATTATCTTTTCTTCCCAGTCCTCTGCGCTTCCTCTAGCGAAGTCGCCCAGACTTGAAACTCCTTAAAATAAAACTTCTCTACAGACACTTCCTTTTTCATATTTTGTGTTTGTGTTTTTCGTTTCATTTGCGTATCAAAAAAATCAGCCAGCAGTTCTGGTTGTTCTAAAATCTAGTAGTATGTCATTATACCTTAATTGGCGATTATCGTCTAGCCAGTCGCAACTTCCGGCAACTGGTGAAAGCAACTGCGCAACACCACCAGCCTTGCGATTTATCTCAAACAAGTCGATAATTGAGTCCGTCAAGTCGTACAATTTCTCATCGACGCTTTCTTCGTTTAATGTGCCAGAACTTAAATCGTAAACCGTTCGTACCTTGAAGTGATAAACGCGCCACGTTGTTTTATTACTCACGTCCTCTCCCTCAGAGCCTAGAAACATAATCATTGAGGCAGGATACTCTATGTTATCATTTGCATGAATATACACTTTGCCCGTTAGGTCTGTAATCGTTTCTAACTGAGTTTTAATCCACTCTGCGATACTGTTTATCATTTCAGAACACTATCAAGTAATTTCTCTATTTCTTGGTCTGTAAAGCCTTCTGTATTTTCTACCGCACGCTCCATGAATGGATTTGCGCGCTGTCGTGTAGTACCCTCATGAACGTATAGTGCATAGTCAGTATTAGTAGCAACGTACCCCCTAGCCCACCCTAACGCCTTCGTATGAATAGAACGCTTTAATGTACTAGTTTTTACCGGCGACTCAATAGCACCCTCACGCTGAATCTTAAACAATACACGATTGGCAAACCTATCTATAGCCGGCTTGCTTTCAATAACATTCCTGAGAAGTTTATTGACCTCATCTAGCCCCTTGATAGTGATATTAACCATTCTTGACCTCTACAAGAATTAGCCTCTTGTGCGACATATCACTTTCTGGCATGGTATATCTAACACACGATTTCACGTTATACACAACACCCTCAACCGTAACCCTGTCGCCCTCTTTTACGTCTGTATTTTCTTCTACATAGAGCTTGTATGACAATACAAAGATACCGTCTGCTTGTAGCGCGTCCTCAGTATCAAGTGCTTGCAGAAACCCTTTAATTGTTGTTGGTGCGCCGTAGGCTTGCTTGTTTCCTGTAACAGAAAGTCGCTCAACCGTAACGTCATGTACCATTAAATCAGAAAGCATAAATCTTGTATTTGTTTAATGTAGCCATATAGCTTGACAATGGGTCAGCCGACCTTGAATCTGTAAACGTTCTTGAATAATCCCCAAGTCGCTCAGAAGCAACACCAGACTCACGCTTTCTGCTCTTATACAGGTCATTGCAAAGCCCCCTAAACACCGCAAGTAAATCAGCAGGTATAGTCGCGTAACCACCCGTATAGGATATAGAGAACAACTTGACCGATTGACTAGGTGCTGAGTTCATGACGACAATCCCCCTGTCGTAAATAACATCATACTCAGTAGAATCATAAACCGTGCCATCATACTTCACCGCAACGGTATCACCACTAGAAATTGGCGGATAAGCAACATTGAAGTTTTGTACCTCGCCGTCTGTAGAATGATATTCGTCTGTAATTGTTGCTTCTTCTATATTGTAACCAACATACGCCTTAATCATCGCGTCCGCTTCAGCAAGTACCATAGTAAGTGCCGCGTCGTCGCCACTTCCAACTATCCCCAGATATGTTTTTACATTTTCAAGTGTGTCTAGCATTCTATTTGTTCTTTCTTGACCTTAAAATAGCCTTATTTTCCGCTTCAATCTTCTTTGGTGTATATTTTCTCTTTGGCTTCTCTTCTATTTGTTTTTCTGGTAACTCTGCAACTACCTTCTCAACTACGTTTGCTTCACTATTGAATAAGTAGTCAACACGCTTGCCAAGTGCCGGTGCCATTTCATCTGGCACAACATCACCAACAAAGAAATGAGTACCCATGAAGAAGAAGTTTTTATTCACTCTATACATAACAAACAATTACAACTTAACTATAAGTATTATCTTATAATTCGGGGCGCAACGCCACCCCGAACCGATAAGACAACACTACAATACAAAATCCTATGCGGATTATGCAGCAGCGGTTGTGAGTTTCGCAATATAGCTTGGCAAAACGGTCTTGAAGTCTATCTGTTCGATTGCTCGAATGTAGGTCAAGTCGTAGTCAAACTTAAAGTCAGTAGAAACATCAACAATCATGTCCTCATGAATACCCTGTACAGTCCCTCGTGAGAAGTCACCAAAGAGAATGAATGAAGTATCCGCAGCGGTGCTTGATGGGGCAAGGCTAGAGATGACTACTGGATAGCCAAGTAGTAAGCTCTGCTCTGAAGCACCAAGGGTCTGATAAAGAGGAACACCATCAGTTGTCTTCAACTTCTGAATAGTCGCAAAGACTGAGTCAGACATCACCCACTTTGCATTTCTGCGAAGCTGATGAGGTACAGTTGCTTTCAACGAGATAAGGTATGCCGCGCTGACATCAGTAAAGTCTGTGTCGCCAGAAGCCATAACGACCTCTCCAATGGTTGTATCACCGAACAAACCTTGAATGGTTGGTGCGGAGTTGTTTCCATTGAAGTATTCGTTGTCTTCTTGGTATGCCATTGCTTCACCAAGTCGCTCGATTACATAGTTGGCAACATTGATGTCAATCGAGTTGAACATTCGTGTGTCAATACCAACAAGTCCAGCCAATTTCTTTGCAACCAATTGAACGGTTGAGAAGGTTGGGCTTGATTCTGTAATTTGCGCGCCTGAGGCTACCCAATAACCGGTTGCGCCTGCGTCTTTTGTCGGCAGGTTCATGGTTGGGTAACGCATTGGCATTCGCCCTGCGAGATTACGAGCTACACCGTAGTCTTGAATGGCTCGTGCAATCTCAGTAGACCATGACTGAGGAGCAAGATAATTTCCTGCTGCGTCAGTTGCCAAGTTGATTGACTTGGCGATATTGTCGGCAGTTTGGAAGTCGCCTTTTTTCTGCGCTGCAACCATTTTCAAGAACGCGACATTTGTGTCAGCATTCGTGTAGACGGTCTTTGCAACGGCTGGAAATGCAACAGTTTTCTCTTCTAGCTTTTCAACTAACGGAGCAACTGCGCCTTTCACGGCTTCCTCTACTGCACTTTTAATTTGTTCGTCCATAATAAAAGTGTTTTTAACTAAATATACTTTTTCAATACATCGAGGTATGGTTTCATCGCCTCTCCAACTGCCTTCTCAATCTCTGCGTTGTCAACAGGGGTTTCCTGTGGCTTCGGGGTTTCCTCTGCCGCGACTTGCTCAATCGATTCGTCAGCAGGCTGTACGTTTACTACCGCCTCTGGTTTAATTTCTTCTACAACAGGTGTTTCTTCAACAACCTTCGGATTCTTTTCAGCTTCCAAAACTTCTGCAATTTGCTCTGTTTCTTCAACTTTCTCGCCTTCGATTTTAATTCCATGTTTCTCTTGTAATGTCTTTAACAGTTCTCTATAACCTTTCACCACACTCTTGTAATGTTCCAAAAGTTTCTCGCTCTTTTCTACTTCCGGCGATTTCTTCATCTGAAGCGTATATCCTTTTTCATAGGCAAGCATAAGCGCGCTTGGATTTGCAGGTACAGATACCCATGAGATTTCTAACAATTCTGCCTTTTCAATAATTGACGGATTGACTTCGTTTCTTTGTCTAACAATAAACCCTACTGATACAGCAGACAGAATGCCTTCTTTTACAAGTGTTTCAACTTCTTGCGCCTTTGGTATAGAAGAAAACTTTGCTTTCGCAATCAACCTGCCATCACGTCTGCTAACTTCCCACGTTCCAATAGGCAATTGAGTATAGTCGTGCGATACAAGCATGACTGGATTGGACTTGAAGTTCTTTAATTGCCAACCTGATACCCTAACAATTTCGCCCTGCCTGTCCTCTGTTTCATCAGAGGCAACAACGACAATTTCCTTCGGATTTGCGGACTTTTCTACATGTCCGAATGCTATAAGTTTTGTTTCTATTTCTTCCATATTACAAGTTTTGTGATATAAGTTATTGTATCATTTCCGTATCATTTAGTCTATGCGTTGTCGGACCTAGAAATCTCTAACCAAGTCGTGGACGTATTCTTTAGAAGCATCATTGTTTTGTAAACCGTACTTAAAACAAAGTTTGTTCCGCCATTAAGCCTAATAGACGTACTGTGAGCGACTGTCGTATCACGGGCATTGTTTGCACTTCTAATAACAATCAAGTCTCCAATTGCACCACCGCTAATTGAATCAAGCTGGTCGGTAGCGGCTGCACCTTCTGTATCTATTGCATAATACCCAGCACCCGTTATGGTAGCAACACCAGAAGCAATTGTAACTGTTGTCGCAGATCCCATATTCATGTCATTCACCCCAAGCGTAGCTTTCTGTGCCGATGCGCTTGCGTCATCAAGTAAAGCCCTACCAGCCGCAGTACACGTTATTTCTTCAACGTCACCACTTCCAGCCGTTGCTCTTCCCAATATCTTGTCAGTAGCCGATACGTCTTGTATTTTTGCATACGTTATTGAGCCATCTTTTACGTCTGCCTTTATTTCAGGCGTTGCATCAGTATAAGTAAAATCAATCGTTGCAGTATCAGTTAGAATTGTTCCAACTGCGTCTTGCGCTTGTTCGTCTGTATAGCCTGCTGGAAGCGGTACCCACTCCATATAACCAGCCCCACTTGTGTTATAAGCAATCACTTCACCATTTGCAGGGCTATCATTCATCGCTAACTTCGGCTCAGTTACCGAGTTGTCATCAATCGTGAACGTATGCGTATGCGGAACTCCGTTTATATTGTAAGTCTTTCCAGAATCAATATTTGCATTGCCTTTTAAGTTTGTAGTTACCGTATCATCGTTACCAATAACAGTCGTATTATCCGATGCAACTTGAGTTCCATATCCAATACCGATTCTATTTGTAGGCGCAACATCTCCATTTGCGTCAGTTCCGTAACCCAGCATAATATTGTTATTTCCAGTTTGTATAATCACACCTGCGTAAATTCCTATTAGGGTGTTATAATTACCTCCTGAAGAAAGTGCATCACCTGCTCCTTGACCTAGTGCCACATTAGTTCCGATATAGGCTTGAGAAATAGCTCCGTTGGTGGTTATAGTTCCAGAACTCAGCGAACCTACAGTCAAAGCACCGCTGAGCCCCATGCTTGCTCTTGTTATACCGTTTGCACTCTGCCATACTTGAATTGCAGCGGCACCACCCTTTGTGAGTAATGCTTGGGCCGTTGTACTTGCTGAAACAGTCATAGCACCATCATCAGCGATTGTTGCTCCACTGTCTTGGACTACCTTACCAGTTGCTCCATCAAATCTTGCTATTGCATTGTCAGTTGAACTTGCCGGTCCTGTTACCGCCCCCACTATGTTCTTTTGTATGATATTCCAATACGTTCCAACGGTAGCTTGGTCGCCCGATACAGTCCCGTCTGTATTACAGATAATCATATCGCCAACTTCAACTTCAACGCCCGAAACTCCCCCGATTTTGCCTGCAACAGATACAACGTACAGATGTCCTGCATCGGCGGCTGGATAGTTAGGATTGGTAGAGCAGTCAATTGTACCCTTATAAACAAGTGCGTTTGCAGAACCAATCAATCCATCAACATACGACTTCCTAACAAAAACACCTGTACCCTCGCCTGTATATTCTGTGCTTGTGAGGTGATAATACTCATCAGAAGTTCCGCCTTGAAGCCCAGTTAGGTCATTATGGTTTGCTGGTGTAAATCCGCTAATTGAAACCTGCCCAAGTCTACTACCCTCTAGGTACGTTACGCCACCTGTCGCTATTCGTACCTTGCCTGTATTCAAGTCGCCTGCGCTTGTTACATACGTTATTCTTGCGTAAAGTACAAACTCAGGAATTGATGGCGTTAGGTCGCCCAAAGACAATGCTCTTGGGTCCTCTGCTAAAGCAGTTGCTAATGACGTAAATTGTCTTTGAGGTTGTAACATAACCATACGATACTTCTGACTTTCAGTATCAGCCGTTACTGGAATGAGTATCTGATACACATTCAAGTACCTGTTTGTAGCCGCCTCTATTTCATTGCCTGTTGTGATGTCGTTGTAATAAATGTAACCGCCAACAGCGTACCTGAAAGGGAATGAGGCGGTTGTATCAAACGTGGCTTTACTTGACGCCCCTATTCTCAATGTCGTGTACGTTCCCTGATTCCATTGTGGCAATGTACTCGGGTCGTCTTCATCAAGAACGATTGCTTGGTCGAAACTTGGCGTTGTCGCTACGTCTGTGGCTGTGTTTTCAGTATACGTTCCAGCGATTAAACTTCCACCAGAATCTCTGTAACTTGATATCTGCTCGTGCAGTTCCTTGTGTACTTGCCAAGGCATGAGTCCGTGTACTTCCCGAAGTGCAAAATCATACGCTGGTGTTGTTGAAACCCGAACAACTGCGACCATTAAATGATAGAACTTCCAAACGTCTGTACTCCAAGCAAAGGTCGTGCCATCAGTAGAATACAAGAAGAAACGCCCTGCTCCTGTATCGTGTGCAACCGAAGTCCAGCTTGCCCCCAAGTCATATTCTGTACCCTTCCACATGTACCTTAAATCACCTGTAAGCGTGATTGTTCTTGCCGTCCTATCATAAGATACTGTTATATCTGCATTATTAATCCAGCCTGTCGGGTCTTGCGTTTCAGTAAGTACGTTCTCAAATTTTGCGATACTTGCGTCCAGCCCACTTATATCTTCCGTACCGTGCTCATGAAAAACCACGTTGCCTTTCACCAGCTTGTCGATTCTTAATTTTGCACCCATATTAGAAAGCCGTACTGTACGCTCCATAAGTTAGTAAAGTCCTTGCAGTCCACGCCGTAGCATAGGTTGTATACGAGCCGTTATTGACTTCTGTAGCATGTGTAAATGAAGTGCCACTTGTAGTATCTATTTTCTTGATATACCAATCTCCCTCGCTATTTTCCGCTCCGATATACGTTACCGTAGCACTTGCTTCGTCAATGTTATTCACGCCCCACACGTCATTGACAGGAAGCCCATGCAACTTGACATCGCCGTTGTATTCTTCAAGCGAGGTTTTTGCGTTACCGTTACTCGTTGCCGTTTGGGAAATGTAGTTATTTTGCGAGGTACGCAACTTTGGCACTACGATTTGCAATCTCGCATCGCTATCGTCTTTCAATGACGAGTCTATTCTATGGAATGAGCCACCTGTAACCGAACGCCTGAGAATCGTATGCAGTGAGAATGAAGTCTGTTGTGTTGCGCCGTTTGTGTAGACAATTCTGAAATATCGAAACGCAGGGTTTGGTGTGTAGTTTGTACCGCCGTTCGCCGTATAATACGAAAACGAATCCGTATCACCTATTATCGATGCATCGGCACTCCATTGAAAAACTAGCCCATTCATCGCACTATCATGCGAAGCAATAATTGATACGTTTATTTCCTGATAATTCAGACAATCTTCCCATTCCCCTGTAAATGTAGCACCACCCGCAAGCGGTGTCGTTGTAGTGTTTTGGGCGCATAAGTGATTCTCTTGGTAAGTACGAAGCTCATCGTTTCCCGTATGTGTGTTTGTATGCGTAAGGTCTGTAATCTGCTGAATCTGAGTGTCTTGTTTTGCTTCAGTAGCAAAATCAACACTATTCAATGTTTCTAGCTCATCAATAACAGATTGAATCGGTGTAACTATGTCCTGAGCAAGCCCCGAAACCGCAGTAGCAACACCCGTATAAAACTCCTTGCCGTTTGTAAGCCGTACAGGTATGTACTCTTTTGCGTTTCTACCAAACAAAGAATTAAATGCTTCTTTGAGTATTTTCTGTAAATCGACTCCACTAACTTGCTTTTGTTCCACGCGTAGTTGCTCAATAGCCCCTGCAATGCCTTTTGTGTCTATATTTATAACAGGTGAATCCTTTTGTACGTTCACCGACATATCTTTCGATTCTAGGCTGTTTTTGAGGTCAACAAGGGCTTCTATAATCGACTTCGTGTCAATGTTCACCTCTGGCGCGTTTACACTTACGTTCTGATTTATCTTTTCGGTCAATAAGCGCAATTCCTGAGCCAAGAGGTCTGTGTTGACCGTTAC